AGCTACACGGTACTGGTACAAGTTTTTGGAAAATGAGGATGCGACCAAATTAAGGTGGTGGTGTATTGAGTATTTTGGAGCAGAGTGGTCGTCAGATGTACTTGGCATCGGAGAGGTTTAATTTGTTGAATTGTGCAGGAAGAAATAACATGTTGAGTGTCAACAATCAGATCACGTTGGATGATCTGCACGAGATTGAAGTAAAGCGACCACTGCAAGCAGGGAATAGGTGGGTCGGTTGCAAGCACTACGATCTGGTTTATTCATTGCTTTATCAACTGGATGTCAGATCCCCTCATGTTCCAACTGATGTAAAGTTTGCCATTGGTAGAGGGGGAGCAAATTGCGTGGGGTCGTTGTCATTCGGACTTCCATTTTCTGTGGGCAATGTATCCATAAAGAATTCAATTGGATTTGCAAATCACAACGATCGACGACGGCCTCTCACTGCTTTTTTCGGATATACTTTTCGTTGCAAAGGTTTGAGGTATAATCTGGCAGTGGCAAAGCACACAGCGAACAGACGAAGCCCATCTACGAACATGAATCAAGAGGTGGGATTGATTCTGGATGCTTGTCAAGTTTCAGTGAAGCGGTTATCTACTGTTCTGGTTCCTTTGTTGGAATCCAAGATCACTGGAAATGAAGCAGGGGAACTTCTGCTTTGTTGTGGTAGAATGGGTCTGATGACGGGGACCAGAGTGTTCAACATTTCCAGTGAATTTCACAGACACAAGTTCAGTTCGGTCTGGGATCTTATTCAGTTGTGGTCGGCAACAGTTTCCATCTGTCCCCCGTTTCGGCAGATGGATCAACTCCTGGGGTTCTATGGGACATTACTTGTAAGAGGATACAATGAAGACCATACTGCCAAAGACGGTTAAGAAGAGAGATGGCTGGTGGATCCCTCGCTGCCCTCCTCATTATATGCAGTCGCATGGTCCCTATGCCACCAGGATTGAAGCAGAGGATGACAGACAGGGAATGCAGGAGTTGATCAACACACCCAAGTGGCGTTCGTTCATGACAGATTTGGATGAGTCTGAAAATGATGAGGATTGATCATGGCCAGAATGGAAGCACCGGACAAGGTCGAAGAGTTGTCCGACGAAGAAGCGTGGATCAAAGAACGATTTCATTTGCAGTCCACCTTGCCCACAATGGAAGAGGTGGAATTGCGAAAGAACGTGCTCAGGGAATTGAAGAAGAGAGAAGCAGAATTGAAACCATACAAGGAACCACCTGTTGAAGTTATGTTGGTCAGGGTGGGTGACATAACTGCCGCCAAAACAAATGGGAGACGAAGATGAGCATGGTGAGTTGTCTGTCAAAAGTGGAATCGTTTTCTGACAGAGGAAGAGAATCTGCGGAAGAAACCTTTGAGGAAGTGCGATCTTTGGTAGAGAACTGGGTTCGATCTTTTGTGAAAAAGAATGGAATGAATTTTGATGATGCCATGTCCAGAGCGACGGATGCATTTCTGTCGGCGTATGACAAGTATGACAATCGAATTCCATTCGTACCTTGGTTGCATCGTTGCGTTCATTATGGCTTGTTGAGTTGGGCTCGGAGCAATTTCAAACAAAGAAAACGTTACACACAAGTCAGGGATGAGTGCATCATTGGACAGGAACGAAACTTCAGGGTGGCTGTCTTCATGGAGGAACTGACAGAAGATGCAGCCATGGTGGTCAAGTTGGTTTGCGATACACCACCCGAGTTGAAGAGGATCATTGAGAGCAAGGGAGGGGAAGCTCGAAACTACAAATCTACGATACGTGATCATCTCAAGGAGATCGGTTGGACTGCGATGAGGATAGCTGAAAGTTTTTGTGAGATTCGTAGGATTTTGTCTGAGTAGAATTGTGATTGCCTTTTATTTTTATAACACCGATTCAGATATAAATATTGCATCTGAAGCAGAAAGTGAGGTGCATGATGTAACAGGCACAGAAGACTATACTACGACAACGATATGCACATTCAACAATGAAAATGACAAAAGCCAGTGAGGCTTCAAAGTAGTTATGGTCAAGCCGCAGGTCCCAGAACCGATGGAATTCTGGGTATTACCGATCTAAACAAACGGTATGAACTACCGTTGGCAAATGGGGGCTACGGCCCCCATGCCTTTCTATCAAACACTCTGGTCGTGCTACCCCAGAGAACAGGTACGATGCAAGCGACAAGCATTTACTCCTGGGAGTCGGTGGAAGCCCGTCATTTTTGTTCTTTAATGAATGGCAGATCAGATGACTGACAACGGAAAATTGAAACCCTATGACTACCAGACTGATACCATCTTGGACGTGGAGGATTTCGATGGTCGGAGTTTGGTCAGCTTGGACATGGGAACGGGTAAGACTCTCATCACGTTGTGGACTTTGCAACGAAGGAACATCAAGAGTTTCCCGGCAGTGATTGTGTGTCCCGCCACAGTCAAGTACATTTGGGAACGAGAAGCCATGCGAATAGGCTTTCGTCCTACGGTGCTCGAAGGACAGAAACCAAAAGAAGGTCGCAATGGCAAACCTCCTAGGATTACGATCATCAATTACGACATACTTCAGTATTGGATTCCTTACTTGTTGGATCGTGGAATAGGTACATTGGTGTTGGACGAATGCCATTACTTGTTGAGCAGACAGAGCAAGCGGACGAGGGCTTGTGTTCTTCTGGGAAGGCAAGCCAAGCACGTGATTGCCTTGAGCGGAACTCCCTTGGTGAATCGCCCTTCTGAATTGTGGCCCACCCTGCACATCCTTCGTCCTGATTTGTATTCATCCTTCTGGAAGTTCGCACATGCTTATTGCAATCCCAAGAGAACCAGGTGGGGTTGGGACTACAAGGGGGCATCCAATCTTGACAAACTGCATGCTCGACTTTGCAGAACCTTGATGATTCGAAAGAAGAAGGAAGATGTTCTTCCCGACCTGCCACCCAAGATGAGATCAGTTGTTCCAGTGGAGATAAAAGATCGAAAACAGTATGAACATGCTGCAAACAATTTCATTAGTTGGTTGAAGAAGTACAAAGCAGACAAGGTGGAATCGGCAAAGCGTGCAGAACAAATAACCAAGATCGGTTATCTGCTGAGATTGTGTGCAAGGTTGAAACTCAAATCGGTGGTGAACTGGTGCAATGATTTCTTGGAGAACAACGACGAGAAGTTGGTGGTGTTCTGCATTCACAGGAAGATGATCGAAGCATTGAACAGAAGAGTCGGGGGTGGGAAGCATTCCATAATCGATGGATCTGTCACAGGAAGGAAGCGTCAGGCGGCTATAGATCAATTCCAAAATGATCCAAAGACCAGAGTGTGCATAGGAAATGTAAAGGCAGCTGGCGTTGGGATTACATTGACTGCTGCCAGTACGGTTGCCTTCGCTGAATTGTACTGGACTCCCGGATCGATGACTCAGGCAGAAGATCGTTGTTATCGGATAGGACAGACGTCTACCGTGTGGGCATACTACCTCACGGCAAAGAACACGATCGAAGAAAGATTGGCCAAGGTCATTCAAGAGAAGCAAGAAGTGATTCAATCTGTATTGGATGGTGGCCCGGTAGGTGACGACATGGACATATTCGATCAGTTGTTGGCGGAGTTGGACAAGGACAAACCCAAGCTGTTGAAATGAATCTGATCCAAGCTCTCGACGAATTGAAAATTTCGTACAAGAAAGCAGGAGAGCATCGACACGTGCGAGGTGAGTTTGTTGGAGTGGACTGCCCCTTCTGTTCTCCTTCTTCAGAGAAATATCATCTGGGCATTTCTGTTCAATGGGGAAACTGTTCTTGTTGGAAGTGTGGTCGACACACTCTGTACGATTCTCTCGTTGCCACAGTCCACAACAGATCCATCGTCGGAGATGTTCTTCGTCGTCTCAAGTATGACAGATCTGCAATCAAGCAGAAGAAGGTGGAAGGCTCTCTCGTGGTCCCCAAGGGAGTCGGGGAGATGACTGAGGCTCACATAGCCTATCTGCAGAGAAGAGGATTTTCTGCCCCCGTCATAGCTTCCCTGTGGGACATCCAAGGGATAGGGATAGCCCCCAGACTTCAGTGGAGATTGTTCATCCCGATTTACCTCCATGGTAGGCAGGTCAGTTGGACCACCAGATCCATAGGGAAGGAAGGGGGTAGAAGGTACATCAATGCCGGACCCTTGGAAGAATCCGTGGCAGCCAAGGGAATTCTTTATGGGCAGGATTATCTGAGATCCTCTGTGATCGTCCATGAGGGTCCTACAGACGTTTGGAGGACTGGGCCTGGTTCCACAGCCTTGTTCGGTCTGAACTACTCTCAGGCTCAACTGGAGGCTCTCTCGGGGTATCCTCTTCGTGTGGTCTGTCTGGACAATACAGACGAGGCTCAATCTGTGGCCAAGGGCCTGTGCCGGGACTTGGCTCCCTTCCCTGGAGAGACGATTCAAGTGAGACTGGAATCGGGAGAGGACCCTGGTTCGGCAGATGACCAGGAGATTGAGGAGCTAAGGGAACAGTTTCTCTGAAAATAAATACCCTTGTTTTGTAGGGGTTTCTAACTTATCTTGGTTAAATTCGGGGAATTGGTAGCCAGACCTATTTACATCTCCCGATATTACATTATAGTAAGGGAGTAATGAGGAACACAAAACAAAAGGGAGACAAAGAGATGACCACAGAAAGCAAAGAAATCAAAGTTGGAGACGCCATGCTGATCACGACGAAGTGGGGAGCCAAGCCTTTCACTGCTTCTGTGAGCAAGGTTACGAAGCGTCAGTTTCGGTTGACTTCCGGTGAAGGGGAAGAGTACGGTCCCTTCAAACTCGAATCAAA